AAGTAGATACCTATTTTCCTAGCTCTAAGTTGTGTCATAAGTGTAACTATAAAAATGATAATTTAAAATTAGCTGATAGGGACTGGATTTGTCCTAACTGTAAGTCTAACTTAGATAGAGACTTGAATGCAGCTATTAATATTAAAAACAAAGCTCTACAGGAACATAGAGCTAAACTCAAGGATAGCTGTTTAGATTAACTAAAAGCTTTGACCCTTGGAGCTCCTCTTTTGGAGTAGTTCACCCAGTTCTATCAGTTCTTCTCTAGTTAAGTTTTTGATTCTATCATCTAACTTCTTTGACTCTAAATAGTGAATGTAAGAAAGTATAGCGTGGTTATCTTCACCTAGAACTTTACTTAATATTTTAGAGAACCAAGTACCAGTTTCATTTAATTCCCCTTCTACCTCTAAAGCACCTGTTGAAGATGAGATAGTGATGTCGGGTTTTGAAAATAGGGTGTCTTCCTTAGAGGTTATAAAGTCTTCTAGGAATTCCCCTGCTATTACATTACCTAAGATATCTATGGCTACAGCTACTCTCATGCATAAATAAGATATCACGAAAAGTATACTGAGTCCAAAATTCTTAAGCATGGTTAGAAACGGATTAATTTTACACTCCTTAGCATACTTCCCTATAGTGTAAATAAATCCTACAGGTAAAAGTATTGTAGCTATAACTATGGATGCAAGTAAAGCTATTGGTCCGCTTATTAATCTCTTTATCATTTTATTAGATTGCTTGTATTTTGTTAGCCATCGTAGACCATCCTGAAGCAGCTTTATAATTCTCTACTTGGTCAGCTGGAACCTTAATTACATTTCCTTCATCTTCTTTGAACTTAAACTTAGAGAATTCAAGCACTCCTGGGTATTCTAGAGTAAGCTCCATTTTACCCTTAGGCGTTGATCCTGTAAATCCAATATCCTCAATCTTATCGGAAGTAACCCAAGCTGGTAGTTTAACTTTTAGCTCAGCATTGTTATCTCCATAGTGATCTTGTTTAGTTGTATCAATTTGAAGTGTGATAGAATTAAGATTAGCTGGAGCAGAATTTATATAATTAAACAATCCAGTAAAATCTGAACTATTACCTGCCGTTACCTCTATTCTAGTTAACCCACTCCAATCTTCATCTTCCTTAAGTGATAAGTTTTCAATTCCCACATAATTAGGCAAGGCAATACTAATACTACTAATCGGCATAAGGTTATTCTTAGATCCGTCAGTAGATTCTTTAGCAAACATTCTACCTGCTGTGATAGTTAAATCCGTACTACTAGATACTTCTCCCTTATGGAATAATGTAGTAAAGTTCTTAAGTTGATTATAAGTTATTGTGTAGTCAGGTAAGTGAAGTTTCAGTTTTCCTGCGTTGTAATTAGCCTCCGCTGCTTTAGATAGAAGACTTCCTCCCTGGTTAGAATCAACTCCTCTTCCTCTAAATTCTCCAGTGGTTGCGAGGGATAAATTAGCGTATTTTACACCTTCTAAGAGTCCTGCGATTACGGAATATTGGTAATGCAAATCACTGCTGTCAGAAGATTGAGGGAATATTTCAACCCTAGTGATTGTAGTAGACTCATTGATTTCCTTAAGAAGCTTATCTGTAATAGTAGGGTTAGGTAGATTATAGAATGAGCCTCCTGCACCAAAAACTATCTTACCTCCCGTTTCACTAGCATCTAATAGTTTACCTACATTACTATCTCTTTGGAAGAACTCTATCAATCTATCTACTGAACCTGCAGCTGGACTATTGTCTTTAACTATAAACTTAAGTCCATCTATATTAATCGATTCATCTAGTGGGTGACTTGAAAGATCTTCTGTAAATGATTGACTTGGAATTGTATCTTTACTTAAATTAACTGTTCCGGTAAGCTTCTTAATCTTTCTCGTAAGTTCATTTGGAGTTGTTAATTTATAAGTAGTAGTTTGGAGTAATAAAATATCCGCACTTGATGTAGTAGTCCCTGTAGTTTTAACATTAATATTCTCTAGTGGAAGTTCGTTTATTACAGTATCACTTGAGTACATGAACATCTTTTCTACTTGAGACTTATTAGTTACTGTAAGCTCTGTGATTTTACCGTAATTCCCTATACTAACTCCTGGGAATGTAGATGGCAATTCTAAGCTTCCTGTAAAATCAAATCTACCGTTATTAGTATCTATCTTTGTAATTCTCTCTAAATCACTCTTCTCAACATCATAAATAATTCCTGAGTTAAAATTCGCTACTGAACTAAAGTCTGGATACTCTGTCATTGTAGTCGGGAATTTAACCTTCTTAACGTTTTGTAGAGCTGGTTTAGTCTGAGCATTCTCTAAGTTAATTGAATGAGAGCCGCTAAGATCTAGTAATTCAATCTCTGCCCCTTTTGTTTGTTCATCTGTATAGGAGTTAGAAATCGTACTCGTAATATATCTCTTAACCTTACTTCCTGATACAAATGGTGAAATAGCCTGTGAAGCAGTGTTTAACGAAGAATATCTATTTAAGTCAAACGTATCAATATCTGCATAAATAGAACCTACCTCCCAACTTGCTATAGAAATCTCACTTTGAATACTTGTTACTGGGAATTTACCGTGGAATGCTCCTTGATGTAGAGTCACACTTCCTGGATTCCAACTTCCTGCTACATCTCTAATTTCAGTAATCTCAGCTCCTTTAAATACATTCTTAGGGAAATCTGTTGTGTTAGCAGGGATCATTCTCACCTTACTATCCATGAACATTCCCTCTGTAAGTTTACCTTCTAACTCTCTAGGTACTTCTGAAATCGCTGACCCTTTGAATAGATATTTCCCGTAAGTTCTAGTTTCTTGTGCCCATGTATTTGGAAATTCGAATCTAGTAAGTGGGTATCCTTCAAGTGAGTAGTCTTTAAGATTTACTAGTGAGTTTGGTAATTTGATATTTGTGTAGTTGATTGGGTTTATAGAACGGAAATTAGGAAGCCACTTTTCAGGTAGTTCTGTTATTCCCTCTTCTAAGTCAATCGTTATTTTAAAAATTTGTTCGTTACTAGGTTGACCCAAATTGTTCTTTACCTTATAAGCTCTTTCAATGGTTCCTAGTGGTATGCCCCTACCTGTTGAATCGGTTACATACATATTGAAAACCCCTGCTTCTGGTAACTGAACGAAATAAGTTGAGCTTGGTTCTAGTACACTTGGTAATTCGCTAACTATATACTCCATGTTCCGATTCTTTGGTTAGTTATTGTTGATGGTTTAAATGTGATAAGCTGAGTGTTCTTTACTACATATATCTCGGTCAAATCTCCCTGTGCATTTTTAACGTAATATGTACCGTCCTTAGCTCTGTCGATTTCATCTTTACTATTCACTATAAACACAGTCTCCTTTGGTGGTTCTGGTGCAGCTAGTGTATGATCAAATCTATGTCCGCCTAATACAGCTATAATCTTCTTAATCGAATGTGAAACTGCATCTAGTAGGAAATATACCTTATCACCAGTATCAGCAAGAATAACCTGTGACTCTGATGTAATAAACTCTACCTCCTTCTTTTCTGTTGGTTGTGGTTGCGGTACAGGCGATGGTGATGGTACATTTGGTTGTGGAGTAGGAACTGGCTGTGGAGTATTATTGTCTGTAGTTGGGATGCTAAGTGTATAAATAACTCCATCTTTAACTACATAAACTTCTTCTACCTTATCTGCTACTCTTTTATAATATACTCCCTCTTTGTTTGGATCTACATCAGCTTTACTTGCTACTAGATTAACTGAAGGGCTTATAGTTTGCACTCCCCCTGTTCTTGCCTTTATTTCTAGATCATCTTTTGTTGGGTTGTAGACGATCATAACAGACTCATCAAGGTGGAATCTATTGTTCTTTAATGAAACTACTGAGTCCTTATTGTCATTATCCACTCTCCCCGGTACACTTGGCTGTTGAGGCTGTGGTACTTGAGGTTGCTGTGGAGTCGGCGATGGACGGTAGTTATGTGAAAAATTATTTAACGGCATGCCTATCTGTTATTTTATTATATTATTTTTGGAGGAGTCTGGATTATTTCTCTAACTCCCAATCGGTTGCTTCACTTAAATACATCCCCTTGTTTTCATATCCAGCTAAACTTTCTTTACACTCTTTCTGCGTAACGATAAGTAGCCCTAATTTGAAAAGCTCGTTAATGTACTCTACTTCAGACGGGAATTTAGATTTATTTATTTTAAGAACTTCAGCGAGTATTTTAACCTGATCATAAGAATAGCTAACGTAACGAGTTTTATGTCCTTGTATACGATCATCCTTAATCTTCTCTGTTTTCATTACTCCCTCAGTCTCATTCCAAACTTCTACTTCTTCTTCTATCTCTTTAAAACATGTATCGACAATTCTAAGGGTATAAGTTTGGGTAGAGGGTCTGTTTATGATCTCTTCTATCTCCATTCTTATAAATCCCGCTTTAGCCTCACCGAAAAACAGTTCTTTATTTGATCTAATTGCTATCATTATCTTACTTTAGAATTGCCTTTATGTATACTTTCTTTGGATTAACACCTCTTCTAGAAAACACATCAGCCTTCTCTGGTAATCTAAGGTGGTTTACTCCGTTCTTTTGAATTAGTGCATCTTGAGGGTTTGCCGTTCTTACTATAGTGTTGTTATCGTATACTACAGTGAACTCTTGAACCTCCAAAATGTTATCTATATTCGGTATGTTTCTGATTAGTACGGTTTGTATATCTGGCTCTGTTGCTCCTAATCTTGAAATATCTAAATTATTACCCCAAGGGAACCAGCTGTCAATTACATAATCATCTACTCCTAATTTTATTTCAGAAACGTGTGGTTGCCATTCAGTAGCCTTAGTTCCTCTTTCGATCTTATACTTTCTAACATCTATAGCTAATCCCGGTACATTCGCATTAAATCCACTCCAATCCGTATCATTAGTCCAATTCTCTCTCTTAAGTCTAGTCCAAAAATTAGGTGGTACATTTTGACCCCAGATTGTTATACTGCTTGTGTGAGAGTGTCTAAAGTCCATTGATATAGAGTAACCACCTTTGTTAGTATCAGGTATCTTCTCTAAATTACCCATATTGAATCCGTAAACTCCAACTGGTGTATCTGAAGCTGGTGTATATCTAACAAAGTAACCTGTAGCATCTGATAAAACTTGAGCTGTTCCAGATTTAGCTGAGTTAGGTGTAAACATAGGTGTAGCTGTTCCTTTTGCTAGGTTGTTTATTCCTATTACGATATTCTCTATTTTGCTATCAACTTGAGCTTTAGAATATCCATCTACTGCAGCACCTCCACCTGAAACTACTCCAAATTCTAAAATCTTCTCTGTTATAAATCTTGCTAATTTTCTATGCCCCGCTTTATTCGGATGCAGACCATCTGAATAGTATAATTGGTGGTTGAAGTTTGTAAATCCTACCTCTCTTGTATCGATATATTTAAGACCATAAAGTTTTGCTATTTCAATTACCCTGTCTGCATACTTATCTACTACTGCACTTATATCTGCCTCTGAGTTCTCGCTAAACGCTTTTAATGGAGTAAGAAGAACCACCTCTGCCTTAGCATGTCTCTTAAGCAGCTTCTCTAGGTATAATTGATATGCTCCTGTGAACTCTCTGAAATTAGTGTTGTTGTTATCCCAGGTTCCTAGACTTCCTTTTGGCTTAATAGTCCCTAAGTTATTACTGTGACCTGCAACTCCATCATTCCTTAAGTCATTAGCTCCCATTAAGATGAAGATGTAGTCGCTATCCTCTGCTAATAATTCAGTTCTACCTAAAGTAACATTATAGTAAGACCCATCAGTTAATTTGGTAGCCTGCATTGTTGTACCAGAAATAGCATCTATACTTCCTTTAGTTCCTCCTGTAAGCTGTAATAATTGACCTACCCATGTATCATTGAAAGTATAGCCAGTAGCAGTCTTATATTCCTTAGAAGTGTCTCCAAAGTTAGTTATAGAGTCTCCTACAAATGATAACTTTTTAGCTGCTAATTTGTTTACCGCATTTGGAACTGGAGCTGGGGCAGTCTTTTCACCTACAGCATTCATCGGTACTACATTCACAGACCCATCATGATTCATTACCATTACTTTAGCTCTGGATGTATCTGCAAGGTCTAATGTATATGTTGTATTTAAATTAAGCTTACCGTTGATTGTTAGGAATCTCTCATTGAAATTACCGTAGATCAAACTCTGTGAAAGCTCTGTTCTTGTTGTTTTTGAGTTATGAATTGCTAGTAGTCCATCGTGAGACCCATTAGGTATATTGATATGTTGACCTATAACTACAGAGTTGGCCATATTAGTTACCCCTCTAGCTGTGTAGTTGAAGTTTCCGATTACTAGGTTGTTATAACTTCTATATTGTGTAGTAGCCCCTGAAGCACACCCTATAAATACACTCCCAACTACCCTAGTACCATTTGTTGTTAGTAGAGCTTTGGAACCGATTAAGATTGATGCTGCATTGGCTGATATTGTGTTGTCTTGTTGGTTAAAGTTGAATAAATCTGTAGCTGCCCATTTCTGTCCCCCTGTAAGATAAGATTCAAATATAGGCGAAATGCTAGTTATATCATCTTTTCCTTTTCTAGCATTTGGGTGTAGTCCATTACCTGCTTCTGCTCCAATAATCGTTAAGGATGTACCCTCTGTTAAATTAGTCCCAGAGTTGTAACCTATGATTGTGTTATTATTTCCAGTTACTTGTTTATTTCCTGCAAAAGCTCCTATGTAAGTATTGTTTTTACCTGTTGTTAGTGAAGCCGCAGCCGACATACCTACCCATGTGTTGTAAGATCCTGTTCTAGCTTTTACATTCTCTTCATTATAAGTACCAAATCCAAAGTCGTATGATGGGTAATAAGCTCCAATAGCGGCTGCGTTACTCCCTTTCTTTGGATCAGCTGTACTATAAAAGAATTGAACTGGTCTACCTGCATAGTCTCCTTCAGCTAGTATATCTTTTAATGAACTAACACTTGAACTCCCTCCTCCTAGAGCTATAGCCTTACCTTTTGAGTCAGTGATAAGGGATTTAGCTTCTGTTTCTGAGGTTTGGTGTATGTATATCGTATGTGGGTCATTTCCTGTACTTCCTGGTGTAGGTGATGTCCCCGATTTCTTTATTAATTTATATTTTATTTTATTCTCTGCCATTTCTCTCCAAGTTTATCATTCGAAATCATCTCCCGAAACTGTATCTTCAGAGAGTAACTTTTTCCAAGCGGCAACATCAATATCAGAAGAAGTAGCTTTAAGAACTCCCTCTATACCTACCTGCCCTTTTATTTCAGAAGTAGTGATACCAAGTTTAGTCTTCCAAGCATTTACATCGATCTCACTAGAAGTTGCTTTAAGAATTGGATTAAGATCTACTGTTATATTATTTAATCCTAATCTCTCTTTTAACTTTTCAGCATCAATATCAGTTCCATCTTTCTTAGCTAATTCTTCTAGTCCTAAATTCAATCTCCTCTTAAGTGCTTCAACGTCTATATCTGATGCATCCTTGTTAGCTAATTTATCAATGTCAGAAATACCTAGCTTATCTTTCCAAAGTGTAACTGAGATATTTTCACCATTAACTCCAGCTTTCTGTCTTAAGTCTAATTGAATATCTCCTTTGAGTGTTTCTAGGTCATTTCTATTAGTCAGGTTAGTTGTATCTGGAATATTTAGTTTACTTCTCCAATTATCTACATTTATCCCTTCTCCTGAGTTGTAATTATTCTTTAGTTCTTGGAAGTTTGTTATTAGTAAATTTAGTGAGTCATCTGATATACCCAAGACTGATCTCCAAGTACTCACATCAATATTACTTGCATCAACTTTAGCTAAAACTGTGGTATCTATTCCAAGTCTATTTCTTAAAACTTCTACATCAATATCATAACCACTTTTACTTGCTAGGCTTCTGATTGCATCTAAAAGCTCATCTCTCGTTACTCCTGAAGATGGTTGAGAATTATTTATAACCCCCAGTCTCTCTTTAATTTTTTCAATGTCGATATCTGAACCGTCCTTCTTGGCTAATAGATTTAACTCAAGGATATTTTTAAGGTAAGATAGGTCAACATTTGTAAAGTCTTTGTTAGCTAGGAATGAAGAAAATACAGCATAGTTTAAGTTGGTACCATCTATATTTAATTTCTTAGCTAGCTCTTGCATAACCTGAGAATTGGATCCACCACCAGAGTTACCTTCCCTAGCGGATATAATTAGATCGTCTTTAATCGGGTCATAAACAATCATTACCGACTCATCCAAGTGAAACCTATTGTTGATAAGAGATACTGTGGAATCAAGCTTATCCTCTTCTTCTGTGATTTCTGGTTGAGGGGTCTGACTATTATCGTTATTTTGTTTAGTCTCCTCTATTTCTAGTGAGCTCTGGTAAACACTCGTATCTGGTATATATGAATGTCTGATAATCTTCTTTGCCATTGCTCTTTCTTTTATTATTTATTTTAGTTTTTGTTCTCGTTCAATATTGTCTCATTCAGTTTTCTTAGTACTCCCATAGTTGCCTCATCTTTTCCAGTAAGTCTAAGTTTATCATCACCTCTAGAAATCTCTCCTGACAATCTTTGAAGTTCTACATCTGAATGCTCTATCTTAATTTCTTCGTATACTTGGTTGATCTTAGTCATGTAATCCAGAAGTTTGTCTATCATTACATATCTATCTTGAATCGGAACATCATTACCTAAAGGCTTACTAATCTCATCTACAAGTCCAGCTATAGTAATCATAAGCCTCTGGTAAATTACTAATCTGAATCTGGAATAAGCCTCACTCAAGTAAACCTCAAATACCTGCAACTCTTTTGGATCGATTATACTCTTGAAGTTTGACATTATTGTTTCAACTTCTAGGTTTATATTCAGTCCGTATTTTTGGTTGTAGGATATGTATAGGTCTTTTATTGAGTCTAATGTTTCAGCTGTCACCTTTCCATATTGATACTGTGAAGGTGAGTCTGCTGTAAAAACTATAGGTGTAATTGAGTCCTTCTTTATTGGATCAACTGCATTCATTCTCCCTCTAATTAGATCAACTTCATCAAGGGAGGCAGAACTAAAATCATCAACTTGGATATAATCTGTCCCTTTCTTTTTAGCCATCTCTTTTAGTTTTTAGGTTTTGTTCTCTCATATATAAGGCTTTACTTTCAAACTGGAGGTGTTTTGGGGGTATTTTTGAGTTAAATTTTTGAGGGGTTAATGAGTAAAATCTTCTGTAGCACCTGTATTCATTAGGGTTTCCAGAGATTTACTATTAAACGGCAGAGACTTAAGATTTTAGAATTAATTTGAAGTGTTTTTGGTTGAATTTGAGGGATATAAAAACCTACCCTTGATAGACTTGCTGAACCCGAAATTGGACTGAGTGAAAACCTACCCATGGTGAAACTCTAAACTTAAAATTCAGATGAAAGGAAACCACCCCATGTTGAACCTGCTGAGCTAAAAGTTAATTGAGAGGTTTGGTTTTCTATTCTGACTAAAAGGTTAAAATCGTCGTAGAGCTTCATAAACCTATCAAAAATCGATTATCTATATTTCTCTGGTATACTTATATTATTTTGAAAAGATCTTGACTAATTTGTGGTTTATTTTCGTTAATCAAAACCGCCCCATGTTAAACTTGTTGAACTTAAAGTTAGTTGAGATTTGTTTATCTTTCTATTTCTGACAAAAGAGTAAATCTTCTTCTTGGCTAATTGGGAGGCTCGGTCAGAGCCCTCCCCAAGTTAAACTTTTAATTACAACTTTTCTTGGTTTATTCTGGCGGGGTAATTAGATCCCCGCCAAGTTAAACTTTAAGTTATTATTTTTCTTAGTTAATCGGAGGAGCCTTCAGGGCTCCGACTAGCTTTTTAAAATTAATCAGGAACGAGGCTTTAGCCGAGTGACTATATAATATATTTAATATATCCATATAACATGGGTAGGTTTTACTAAAAGTTTGACTATCAGTTATTTATAAGGCTATATCTCTATAATTAATTGATTTTTAGGGGTTTAACTTTTTAGCTATATTTTTGGTTAATTTTTTAGATTTTTTTTTAGTTTCAACTTTTCGATTTCTATTTTTTTTTGTTAATTTTATTTTGATCAGTTTTGAGCGAAACGACAGTGGAGCGAATATAATATAATTTAATATTATCCTTATAACATGGGGCGGTTTTAGTCACCTCTGAAAATCAACTACTTACAGAAATAACCTTCATAAACCTATCAAAAATCAATCCAAATTACTAAACCTATATAATTATACCTGAAAAACAAGAAAGTGTATTAAATCGAAGATATGGTACCTTAAATTGAATTTTAGAGTTTTTAGTTAAGGTTAGGTTTAAGTATAGTTATATAACCAGAAAAATATGTAATGTCAGTTATAAATTTGGTAATAAATAAAAGTTATAAAAATATTTGGTCATTATAAAAATTTGTTTACCTTTGCAAAGTAGAATTTAAAAATAGAACAATTATGATTAATTTTGAGTTACACCCAGTAGAGGTAAAAATCCAAAATAAAGAAAACTTAACTAGCCTAGAAATCACTGAACTAATCAATTATTACGCTAAGTTGGCTAAAGATACTCCTAAGAGAGGTAAAACCCATGACCAAATAACTGACTATATATGGGAGGTATTTAAGAAAGGTACCCCGGAAGAAGAACATGTTGAAGTGGAAATGTATAGGGATTCTAGAAATCGAAAACAGGCTCAGTTTGTACTAAATAGACCTCAATGGATTAGGGTACTATTTAAGATACATAATAAAGGTGTAGGAGAATTATTAAGAGAACGTTTATCGAAATTATTATAACAGCTATTAAAAATACAGAAATTATGAATAACCAGTTAATTACAATGGACTTCGGAAGTGAGGCTACAATATCTAGCTTTGAATTACTTAACCAAATTAATTTATTTAGAAGTTTGGATGCTAAGAAATCAAAATTAGCTCACAGAACTTTACTATCAATTATTAGAGATGAGTTTAGTGGAGATGAGAACGAAGATTTACAAGAGCAGAAAATTTTGCAATCGTTCAGAATCAGAGAGTTACCTAACGGAGGGCATAAAAAGGATCCTTATTTTGAATTGAATATATCTCAAGCAAAGCAGGTATTATTAAGAGAGTCAAAATTAGTTAGGAGAAAAGTAATTGAATACCTAGAGAATTTTGAAAGAACTTTTACTAATTCAATGAAAAGAGCTCTGGAGCCAATTATTGATAGGATAGATAAAATGGAGGTTAGTCTAAATAGTAAACTTGATCAAATCTTGCTTAATCAAAATAACCAATCATTACCAGTTACATTCAAACCGCTAAAATCAATAGCTCCAGTTCAATACTTAAGACCTCAACCTATTAATAATGCGCAATGTAGAGTTGAATTAAACAACTTGATTTTAGATTATAGTAAATTAGCTAAGATTCATATAACAGCTGCTTGGGTAGAAGTATATCAAAGATTGGAGAACAATTATGGATTTAAGGTTAATGAAATAGAGAGCATAACGACCAGAGAATCTAAAATTGATAAAATTTGAAAGGTGTGGATTAATTAGACCTGCATTTGATATTATTAACGCCCTAGTAGCGGAATTAAGATACGTCAGTTAAACTCTGGCGTATTTTTTTTTACAAGAGCAGAGAATTTCCAAAACCCTAACAATCAATTCATTAAACATCAATACAGGCTAGAACTATGGAAAAAACCTAATCTGTGAAATAAAATTAATGTTATGGGCAGTTTTAATAATTTTTATATCGGAAACTATTTCTCACCAAAAATCGATAGATCTTCTTCTAACCGTTTATTTATATCAGATGAAGAGCCTAACTTAGCGGACTACAAGGAAGTTGAACGAAAAGAGTATTTGAGAGATTGTGGAAAGTTTGTCAGAGAAAGAATACTAGAATATCTTAGCATAGTCCCAAATCCACTACACAAATCAACTTGGGAATTATGTTTAGAATTGGATAAAGAAGATGAAGAATATGATAACGAATGATACGATTAATAAGCTGACTTTGAACTTAGAAGATTACGATCAAGTCAGGCACAATAAACATCTGTACAAGCATAGAATTAGGTACCCGATGGATTATGGAAGGTTGAGATACTACATGAAACTCCAAGACTGTAAACTACTAAAACTAAAGAAGAGCTCTGGGATATCCTACTTATACGAACTACCTGAAACTGAAATAGATAAGAGTGATTTAAAGAGGAAGTTTCTCCAGAGTAAAGCCTTTGTTGAAACCTTGAAAGTGCTCTATGAAATAATCCCAAAGTTCTCATCAGTATCAGTTCCAAAAGACTTGTTAAACCCTACCGTAGACAAAGCTGAAAAACTATTTGATCCAAGTATTAAGCTTTCTATTCATTGGTTTAAAAGTGATTTGGAGGGTGAGTCTATGGATCCTTCAGTATTTAACTTAGTGATATTTGATGTTTAACCCTAACACTAAATCCAAAACATGATACTAAAAGAAATAGAAACCAAATACTTAGACCGACCCCCAGATAGATTTTCAGTTAATGATGAGGGGTTTACCGGAGCTGTACATATTATCAATAACCCGGAATTAGACTCAGAGCAGATTTTAAGGGAACTAATTGAATCTAAACCAAATGCTATACGATTAGTCTCACGATTTAAATTAACTTATCTTCCACCTGAGTTTTACGATTTGGAGCCTTATGATATTTACCAGCCTGTTAACATTGTACCTATGACCCTATTCAAAACAAACTCAGTAGTAGGCTATGGTACGTTAAAAGATATCACCTACATTAAGAAAGGGAAATACCTCCTAGTAAAACCAAATGAAATATATACTCACCTAACACATAACGGATACTTAACTTCACTTGGATACCTCTCACTACTTCTTAATGTCAACTCTATGGAACAACTGCCTTATGAGATTAAAAAGAGAGGAATGAAATTATTTGAAAAGAACCTTAATAAATATTTTAAAGATGAATACAGAAATTAACACTACTAAGAAATTCGACAACTTAATGATTGATATTGAAACCTTTGGGACTGATTTATGCTCCGTTGTGCTTTCAATAGCAGCTACACCTTTTAATGAAACAGAAATTGGAGAGAAGATTTATTTCCATCACTTACCTATAGAATCTCAACTAAAAATGGGAAGAACTATATCTCAGGAAACTTGGAACTGGTGGTCTGAACAAACTCTAAACCCTGTAGCAAAACCAACTAACGGAACAGATTTAGACGCTTATATGATTCTCCTTTCCAACTTTATTTCAGATTTAGAGGATGGGCAAGATGAACTAAGAATATGGTCTAACCCACCTCAGTTTGATATTAAGATTCTAGAGGATATGTATAAGCAAGTTGGTCGTCCTATTCCGTGGAGCCATAGACAAATTTGTGATGTTAGAACTGTGAAGAAATTATTAGGAAAGGATAGATACGCTGAGTTTATGAACAAAGAAGCACATAATCCAGTATCAGATAACGAGTTCCAAATAAAAATAGTTCAAAAGTTTATAGGCATGACCAAATAAAATGATTAACTTTGCGGAGGTTTACTAAATAGGTGAGCCTCTGCAGTTAAACTTAATAATATGTGAAAGTAAAAATATCGAATCATGAGTTATCAGTAGAGTGTATAGATGAAGGTACAGCTCAAATGATAATGGGGATTAAGATTAACAACATACAAAAAGAAATATATCACAAAGGAGAGATGGAGATAAATACAAACCTATCCGTATCAGTATATTCAATAGCAGCAGCGATACGATACAACTGGATAAACGAGAAATTCAATAACGGAGGACTACATACAAAATCAATAAGGTTAAATGTAGGAGGGGATGACAGAGATGAACTAACTGTATTCTTTAAATCTCGTGAAGTTGCTGCTGAAAAATACTTAGAGGATGATGATTCAGGAGTTATAATTTACAAAGACAATAAAGGGATGGCTTCTTATAATATTTACGAGGAGTCTTCAGATGTTATGATTGCAGGTGATGAAGAGTTTGTAAAGAAAGTAGCGGATGAGTTAGAGGAAAACTTTGGGAAATCTAGGGTAAATGCTAAGTGGTACTATAACAAGAACGAGTATGTGACAATTCCCGTAAACACTAACAATATACCTACGACAGATTCTTACCCATTTTTGAGAGGAGAGAAACTTGAGGATTACTTTGATAGATTTATGAGCTCAGATGCAAATGTTCTATTATTATATGGTAAGCCGGGATTAGGGAAGAGTTCGTTTATTAAAGCTTTACTGAATCATACAAAAGGTACACCTGTAGTTTCTTACAATTACGAGCTATTATATGATGATTCTTTATTCGCTCAGTTTATGGAAGATTCTAAATCACGTTTCTTTATTCTAGAGGATGCTGATACATTACTTAAAGATAGAGCCAAGAATGATAACCATGTGATGCAGAAATTCTTAAACCTAGGAGATGGGATACTATCAAATAAGAAAAAGAAAATAATCATCACAACTAACTTAGAAAATCTCAACTCAATAGACCCAGCATTAACTAGACCTGGTAGATGTTTTGATGCTTTAGAATTTACACCACTTACAAAAGAACAAGCACTAAAATTAAACCCATCATTACAGTTAGAGCAAGAAGAATACACATTAGCTGAGATTTATAATGATAGGAAAACTGAGGTTACAGGGGAGTCGAAGAAAGTCGGATTTAAATAAATAAGACTATGACGAAAGATAGAGTTTTGATGTTTTCGGAGTATAGGAGAAGAGTTAAACCTGCACTCCTGAGAACCGTAAATAAAGAAGATATTGATGAGTTTAATGAGTTTGGAGCAATATATACAGATAAAACAAAAGCTTACACAGTATCAATAAGTGATGCGGATTTGGAAAGTGGAAGTCCTAAGATTGGTGATATGATAGCTGTTAGTGAGAATAATACATCAGATCAGTGGCTAGTTAATCAAAAGTATTTCCAGGAGAATTTCCACACTGAACCCAATTTAGTAGAAGGTGGTAAGTGCGTAATTTTGTTTAAGTAGTGAGAAGGAAAATAAAATAGTTAACTTAATAAAAATATAAAATCATGACAGAAAATAAAGTATATAAGTACAACAACAAAGAGGTAACATTTTAATTAACCGGAAAAGATGGTGTAATGATTAATGCAACCCAGATGATTAAAGCTTTTGAAGGCAAGCGTATGAATAATTATTTGAGAAGAGAAGAAACTGAAAAATTAGTAAGAGTATTATATATTCGGAAACACTCATTAATAGGTAGAGAAGCGGAAAATTACCTATCCATGAGTATTAGAGAGTTAGCAAATATCGATAATTCCATCTTAAGAGTAGTTAAAGGAGGTCTTGGAGAACAGGGAACTTGGATGTGTGAAGATTTAATATTAGACTTTGCTCAGTGGTTATCTAAGGACTTCAAACTTTGGTGTAATGATAGAATTAAAGAATTATTAACTGGGCGAAATAATAGTTAGAATGTGTGCGAATATTTTAACCAGTGGAAATTTTCATTCGTTGTATACATCAGCCACTTACAAGATTTAAAATTCGGATGTAGGCGAAACTTACAACCAAAAACGCACAAAACTAAGGCTGAGGATTTATACAATAAAAATGATAAACTTAATAAAAAAAAGTAATTATGTTAGAGAATAGTAAATTAACAACAGAAGAGAAGCTAATCCAAATAGAAAACCATAAAGATCTAGGATTAGTAGTAAGTAGTAGAGTAATAGCTCAAGGATTAGGTAAGAGGCATGACCATGTTATAAGAGATTTGGAGAATATATTACAAAATTCAGAAACCCCAAATCTGGGTTCTCTCTTAATATCAAGCAGTTACAAGGTTGAAGGTCAGAAAAGAGAATATAAGGAGTATCTTTTAACTAAAGACGGCTTTACTTTATACATGTTCAATATTCAAGGTTACAATGATTTCAAATTAGCTTACATTAATAAGTTTAACGAGATGGAGAGAGCTTTACAATTCAATACTCCACAAACTTTTGCAGAAGCTTTGAAGTTAGCCTATGAACAACAGTTAGTCATTGAAGAGCAAAAACAAAAACTAATCGAAGCAGAGCCTAAAGTAGAATTTTACGATACAGTTACGGGTTCAGACACAACTATCGATCTTGGTCAGGCAGCTAAAGTTTTGAATTATAAAGGACTTGGGAGAAACAAATTATTCCAATACCTAAGAGATAAAGATATTCTAAGGTCCGGAAACACTCCCTACCAAAAATACGTAGATGCAGGTTATTTTAGACTTATAGAAACTACTTGGAATACGCCTAATAACGATAGTATGATTTACTTGAAAACTGTTGTATACCAAAAGGGACTTGATTTCCTCTCTAAAGTTATTGAAAAAGATGGATACAGCAAAAATAACGACTAACATGACAAAGAGAGAAAAGAGAAGAGATGAATTTGCTAAGTCTTTAAGGAGAGCTGTGATTATGATGGAATATTACCACTATTTTTCAGCCAGAGAGACTAATGCAGAACTATTAAAGGGAGAAGCTTGTACACCTCAGGAAGCCGAAAACTTAGCTAAACTTGCTCAACTACTAATTAAAGATAGAGAAGTTTTACCATCAGAGTTTATTAGAGAACCTGACGATTTAGCCAATAAAGTTTTAGAGTATGATGCAAAGATGATTAAGATGGGACATAGATTAGAAGTGAACAATATAGATGAAGAAGTCTTAAACCAGTTATGTAAAGATGTGGAAGAGAGAGATGAAGAAGTGATACCAGGAATGAGAATGTACGCACAGGCTATCGGGTATTTCTTAAAGATTCACTTAGATTACCTTATCGACAAAGCGTTCACTAAAGGTCAGATGAATGCGTGCTACATATATTACACTTCAAAACCTCCCTTTATACCTAAGAACTTATATATGGTGAGTAGGAGATTAGTTAGAGATTTGTTGAATTATTATAATGAGCTTGAAGATATAAGAACAATAGAGTAAAAAAAATAAAACAATTATGAACAGTAAAGTAGAAATTTTTAAGAACGAACAATTTGGAACTATTAGAATTATCTTAGATGAAAACCAAGAACCTTTATTTTGTTTAGCGGATGTTTGTGATGTATTAGAACTCCAAGGATCCGCTGTAGTAAGGCGTTTGGACGATGATGTGATTTCAAGTCACCCCATAATTGATAGTTTAAATAGAGAACAGATTGTTAATTTTGTAAGTGAATCTGGATTATATGATGTTATTCTTGGATGTAGAAAACCTAAGGCTAAACCGTTCAAGGATTGGGTGACTAAAGAAGTATTACCTACTATTAGAAAAACCGGACACTACTCAGTTAAACCAATGACAACCGCTCAAATGTTTGCTCTTCAAGCTCAGGCTCTACTAGAAATTGAACAGAGACAGATTGAGCAGGATGAAAGAATTAGAAGGTTAGAAGAAAATCAAAGAGAAAACGAAGCTGCACTAAAAGCTATTCCATTTGAAGATGTAACTTTACCTGAGCTTCCAGAGAGACAACAAATAAATCAATTAGCGAGATTATATGCTGGATCTACTGGAGTTAATTTCAGAGAGGTTTGGAATAAGGTATATCAAGAACTCTACTACAGATACAGCATTTCAATAAGAGCTCATAAAAAGAATCTAGGCGAAACGAGTTATTTAGATGTAGCTGAGAGAATTGGTTGCCTAGATAAAATAAAGAACATACTAAATCACCTTATAAGCAAACTAGAATTAAAATAACAATGAGAGCAGTAAAAGTAAAAATAAGAGTTAAGGATGGATACCTATTTGGTACAACTCCTTCTACTCACGAATTTCTAGGATCTATTATATTTACTAACGATGGAGAATTGATAGTAGATACGGGACAAATTCCAGGAGAGTATATTTTGTTTTATGACTACCACTTTGGATACGTAAGCGATGATAAGGCTGGTGGGGAAATAAAGGAGATTAAGAGAGATGAGTTTGATTATGACAAGGATTACCACTTAGTTCTAGATGATGAAGGGATACCTATGATGATGAACGGAAAGATAGTCTTAATGGAAAACTACGATGGACTAGAGGCTGAGTTAAATAATTTAGAACCAACTAGTTAGACTTTACGACCGACTAGAGTTAGAGGGATATTCCTTATAAGTGAGAAGAAATGATTTGACATGGAAAAACTCAAGACTATATTTAGAAACGGAGAACTGAACGAATATACTTTAGTCAATACTCCAGCAGAAACAATAAACAAACTCCTCTCAATTGGGGCTATTTCTCCAACCCACGATTATATTAAGAGAGGTTATTTTGAGAAAGGAGAAGACGGGAAATATAGATTAACAAACAAAGCTAAAACAGAACTATTATGACACTAGAAATTCAACAAGAACTAGACTATATAGCAAGTAGCCAGTTCAAATTAGGGGAATACATTTATATGGGGATGGGGAAGGTTGGAGATCATGAAGTGTGTATGTCAGTGGGTTACAAAATAGACTACGCATTAAAGAAAGCCAAACAGTTTGAAGAGGCAGATCCAAATGTGAAACTGACTCATATCAATAAAGTAAAAGTGGGAAAATTAGTGAAAGATAGGAGATTTGAGATAACGGAATAAATAAATACAGAATATATAACTTTAAATTTTTAACATCATGAGTTTTGATTTTAACAGCTTTTTAGAGCAACTAGAAAAAGACACAACACCAAAAGAAAGAAAACAAACAGGATTTAACAACGTACCTAAAGAAGAGAAGCTTACTAAAGTTTACATGAGTACTCCAGATTCATTCGGTACAATCTATGGAGTTCCTATGGTTACAGACAGCGGTTCACCAGCAGTTTCGGTATCAGGAGTAAAAGAAGTTAAGCTTACAATTAATGAAGATGACAAATTCGCAAGATGGGTAAGAATTCTACCTCCTAACTTCTATAAATTTGAACCAGGAAGTAAGGAAGAGTCTCTATATGGGGAAATAGTATCTCTTCATGACAGACTAGTTAAAGAGGAGGTATCTTGGAAATTAGTGAGAAACAGGAACTACTTCTTGACTTACCTATACGTGCTTAAACATAAAAACTTAGCAGGAGAGGTTCCAAATGAGAATTGCCCTTGTTTATTTATCTTTGATCACAATAGAGCAGCTCAAGCATTCCAAGCAGAGATTAAAGCTAAGAGCGAACTAGCTGGAGGAGGATTTAATTGGACTCAAAGATTCTTCACTAATGATCTAAACGACAGAAAAGGACTTATGATCATTAACTACTACAAAGATAAAGGAGTATGGACAAGTACTGTAAATTTAGCTTCTATCACTGAGGATCACTATGGTCTTACGAATGGACAGCCTACAGTTAATGTTCCTGAAGTTTCTGCTAAAGTATTCCACGATCCAGTAAATGACCTTCTTGGAGTATCTAGTAGTGAGGAGAGATTTAATTATGAGTTCTACGTAAAAGTGAAAGCTAAAATGCAAGAAATGTTAGGTAATGCTTCAAACTTAGTAGAACCTTCATCATTCTCAGCTAATAACAGTAATAATGTAACAGTAACACCAGCTCCAACTACAAATAACGAAGATGCTCCTTTCTAATAACGCGACCAGATATAAGTATGCTTTCATTGACGCACAGCTATACTTAACTAGAAACTGGATGATGTTAAAGGATAAACCCGGGTATCACGATCAGAAATTATTAAAGTCGTTCATTCAAAGTATAATAAAACTTGTTCGAGAGGAGGTAACTGCAGATAGTGTGGTCCTCCTTTGGGATAAGTCTCCATATTATAAAACAAGAAACCTAAGTGACTACAAGGGTGACAGAGATTATAGGGGGGAGGAGAGTATTACTGATGATATGACTGAAGAGGAAAAAGCTGAACTTAAAAAGAAGACGGAGCAGTTCCAAAGTAGACAGCGAGTTAAGTATAAATTAGTTTCTGACTCTGCTAAACTTGGATTCCCTTCTATTATACTTTCAGGCTTTGAGGCAGACGATTTTGCTTATATAGTTTCTAGGAGTAAGTTGGTTAATGAAAGTGAAGAAAAGTCAGTACTCGTTTCAAAAGACTCAGATTGGGTAGCTTGTGTGACTCCAAAGGTTGACTTCTACAGGATTACAAAAACTAGGGAGATCTATGTTTATGAAGATGCTCTAGATAAGTATGAAGGAATGGATCTTTACGAGTATAACAGTATCTATCAATCTCTATATGGATCTCACAATTACCTTAAAAACAATAGAAATCCTGAGATAATCTTGGATAGTATTTTGCATGTTAAGGATTTGATGGGAGAAGATAATTATAGCTTTACTAAGGATAAGGAATTGTTTTTACTACAGCTAGAATCGTTTAGAGTTGAGGATAATCCAGAGTATAATAAAGCAGACTGGCTAGTTAATAATATACCCTTGAAAGCAGAATATCCAGATGAGAATGCGTTTAATCAGTACTGTATAGACAACTTCTTAGACTTAAATTACAGCTATTATAGAGGGTATCTTAAAGCGCTTAACAAATGAAATACTTGATAACAGGCGACATCCACATAGATAAATACAATAGGTATAACGTCACGGAGAACTCTAGATTTAACCAGTTTAGAGACCTCCCTGACCTTTATGTGAATGTAGCTAAGAAATATGGAATTAAGACTATCTTTTTAGCAGGAGACATCTTAAATAAACCAATCAACCCTCCTCAAGTAAATCTATTAGTAAGGGAGTTTTTCGATAAGCTATGTGATTACTTTGACAGGATCTACATAACTATTGGAAACCATGACGCTAACTCACCTGTACCAACCCCAGACGTAACTGACCTGACACTTTATTTCGATTATAGAGGGAAGGTTAAGTATGTGCATCAAGGTTATGTAGAGGATGAGGGACATGTTACTTACTTACAGGATTACATTAGAGGAGAAGAAATTCCAACACCAGAGAAGAAAGTAGATTTAATGATAGGTCACGTAACTCTGGGGAATGAACAGTTTAAGGGTCAAAGTTTAGATATCACAAAGTTTCATATAGGAATTTTTGGAGATATACATAAGATAGTCCAAGTTAATAATTGCCACTCTATAGGTCCCCCAGTTCAAGTTAAGGTGGATGAAGAGGATTATGGACAAGTAGTAGTATATGACACTGAGACTAGAGAGTTCTTCCGTGAACCTTTAGATCCTTCTGGTAAAATTCTCTCTAAAATGGTGTACACTTCCGATAGAGATAAAGTTGGACCAGATATTGAAACAAACACTTACTACGTCTATAAACCATCAGGAGCCAAATCACATCACCATAAAGTAGATACCTCGGATTGGAATAGAATAGAGGAGCTGATAGATAAAGTAATGGAGTCTCAGAATTTAAAGGGTCTCCACGATATGCTTAAGGAGAAGGTTATTTACAATCCGATTAACTTTGATTTTGAACTTAAGAATATCTCCATTAGAAACTACCGAAGCATTAAAGAACTAGACTATGAATTTTCACCTAAGACGCTTGTGCTGGGAGAGAATGGTTCAGGTAAGAGTTCGTTTTTAGATGCATTGGTTATAGGTTTACAGGGAGATAGAAGTTTAAAGGATTCAGTTAAGATTGGGGAAGATGATTGTAGAATAGAGCTTAACTTGAATTACGAAGGGGTTAACTATAAGATCGTAAGAAACTCCCATGCTACAGACGAATTATATATAGAGGGAGTTAAACAAGATTACGCTAAAGCTATTGAAGTACAGCCTGATATTGTTAACCGACTTCCTTTTATTGAGTATCTTGACAGCATGGTGATTGACTCTAAGGTTGTTTCTCTATTAGGTAAAATGAACTCAGTAAGAAGAATCGACCTATTATCTAAACACTATAAACTGGACGTCCTAGATAAATTTAAAGATGCTTGTGATATCCTAAAAGATTCTATCCACTACACCCATAAAGAATTAGAAGAAGAGGTAGCGAGAATAGAGTCTAACCTTGAAATGAGAAAGAGAGATTTAGGGGAATACGGTGAAGTTAAGCTGCTTACAGAAGATGAGATACTTGACCTTAACAACCAGATAATCTCTCTTAAAAATAAAATAAGTTCGTACAATGCATTTCTAAAGTTCCAGAGCGATAAGAGAGTATTAGAGTCACAGATAGAAAATGATAAATCTACGCTCGCTACTCTAAGATCTCAAATAAAGGAGCCGTCTGAAAATAACCTAGAAGAACTTAAAGGGAGGCTTAGAGGTTTTTCAGGAGTAGAGAGTAAAGTTAATGAGGCAAAAACACTTGGAATGATGAAAGCTAAGGAGCTAGAAGGGGTGAAATCCAGAAGAGAGTCCTTAGAAAACCAAACAATACCTAAATGCTCAAGTTGTAATCAGGATATAGGGCGGGAACTTCACCTTAGAAATATAGAGGAGTTAAAGAATCAGGAAGCTAGGCTAAATGACGAATTAAATAGTCTAAGAGGCGAATATAAACTGCATAATGATAGACTTAAGGAACTGGGAGATAAAGAAGCTATACAGGAGGAGATTACTAAGATTTCCACAGAGCTTTCAGTTTACCAATCTTTAAAGTCACAATTAGAGAGCACAGAGATACGCCTAAAATCTAATGAAAATAAACTTACAGAGCTTTTACTATGTAATACTGAGAACGTAGCTGAAATCGATGTAAATGACGCTACTAACCAGATATTAACTCTACAAGGAAAACTAAAAGAGAATGATAGATTAAAATCACTAAGGTCAGAGGTTATCCAGTTAGAGGAGAGCTTGGTACTTAAATCAGATGAACTTGCTAAACTATCTAAGGACTTAACGGTTTATGAGAAGTATAGTAAGCTAATGGATAAAGATGGATTAATTTACACTGAGATCTTAAATAGACTCACTGAGAACTTTACTAATGAGATGTTTGAATTTAAGACCACCTCAACTAGAAAGAATGGAAGGGAGTTTTCAGATTTATCAGTTAAGTTCAACGTTAATTCTCACTTCATAGACTACGAAAACCTATCATCTGGACAAAAGACTCTATGTGACATCTACTTCTTATATCGTTCAATTTTAGGTTCTGGACTTTTAATATTCGATGAGTTCTTAAAATATCTAGACAAGGATAACTTAGATGTAGCTGTGAATATGCTTACTCAAATGAATGTAGGGGTAATGCTTATTGCTACTCATACAGATAACTTTACAATGGATTCAGGTAAGATTTTATTTGAGTTGACATCTGAGGGTAGTAAAGTTAGGTATTTGAATTAATTTTCGTATATTTGCAGAACCAGTAGTGGAGGGTTATTGATAAAATTGTCAAAAACTCTACTTAGGTTTAATCCGAAATTGGAAAGAACTAATTAATTAGAAGTTTTACTTGAAATTGGGTAAAACTTAATATTAAAAAAAAAACAATTATGAACTTAGAGATTTTTAAAATAGGCGATGAAGTAAAAATGTCAAGCCGAGAGATTGCTGAGCTGACAGGGAAGCCTCACAATGATTTACTGAAAGCTATAAGAGTTATGGAACCTGCTTGGGAAAGAACGACTGGGAAAAATTTCCTTCTCGTTAATTATCAACAAGTTACAGGAAACGGAACGATTAGAGAATTCCCCGAATACCAACTCACTAAAACGGAGTGTCTCTATATCGCTACTAAATTCAATGACGAAACTCGAGCTAAGTTAATTTTGAGATGGGAAGAGCTAGAAAAACAAAACAGCAAGCCACTAACTCAAGCAGAACTTATCTTAGTACAGGCTCAAGCTTTAGTAGATATGGAGAGAAAAATAAACTCTGTAGAAGCTAAGGTAGATAAAATCGTTAAAGCCCAAGAAGATGTAATGGCTCAGCTTGAAGCAATACCTTTAGTTGATGGAGAAATTCCAGAACAGTCAGCTAGAAGTAAAGTTAATGAGTTGGTAAGACATTATAGTTACATCAGTGGAGTTGGTTATAGGGAGGTTTGGAATGCAGTCTACAAGGTTCTTCTATACAACTACGGAATTAATGTTAGCGGAATCAAAGCTATTAAACCAAATGAGAGTAAGTTCGATAAAGCAATTAGAGTTGGACATTTAGATACGATTCACTTGGTTATTTCCGAGATGATTAGAGAATATCAGTCAAAGTTATTAGATAAGTAGAGTGGTAGGTTTACAACAATAATGGCGAAAACCTAACCGACACAATTAAAGATAAAATAAATCATGCCAAAAGAAATTAAATTTAATGATACAGCTAGAAAGGAACTCTTAACGGGGGTAAACCTTCTAGCTGATGCAGTAAAAGTTACACTAGGTCCAAGAGGTCGAAATGTAATGATAGAAAAGCCAATGAATAGACCACATATAACTAAAGATGGGGTTTCTGTGGCTAAATCAATAGAGCTTCCAAATAGAGTGCAAAATATGGGAGCTCAACTATTAAAACAAGTAGCATCTAGAAGTAACGACCTAGCAGGGGATGGAACAACTACAGCTACAGTTCTTGCTCAATCTATGGTTAATGCGGGGCTAAGATACGTAGATTCCGGCATAGCTTCAGTAGATGTAAAAGCAGGAATTGATTTGGCTGTGAACAAAGCGATTGAACTACTTAATAGTAACTCAGTAGAAATTGATTCATCTAACCTTGAGAAACTCGACCAAATCGCTTCTATCTCAGCCAATAATGATAAAGAGATTGGAGGGTTAATTTCTAGGGCATTCTCTAAGGTAGGAAAAGATGGAATTGTAACAGTGGAAGATCAAACAAGGGGTATCGAAACTACGGTAGATGTGGTGGAAGGTATGCAGTTTGACAGAGGTTACATTTCTCCTTACTTTATGACAGATTTAGAGAAAAAGACAACAACTCTAGAGAATCCTTATATTTTAGTAGCCGATATGAAACTGGTTAACTTTAAGGATTTGATAGGGGTAATAGAACCAATAGCTAGAAACTCTGAATCTCTTTTAATTATAGCTCAGGACGTAGAGGGAGAACTTTTAAACACCTTAATCACTAATCGAGTAAAGGGAGCAATTAAAGTAGCTTGTGTTAAGGCTCCAGGTATAGGTTCTAGAGTTACGGATTATTTAGAGGATATAGCTTTGATTACAGGAGCTACTATGCTGTCTAATACTAAAGGTCTGCCAGTAAGTAAAATGGAGCCATCATTCTTAGGTAGAGCTTCTAAAGTAATAATCACTGAGAGAACTACTACGATCTCAGGTGGAGCGGGTGACAAAGAAAAGATTAAAGAAAGAGTATCTCAATTAAAGTCCCAAGAAAGTTCCGCTGTGAAGGATTACGATAAAGAAGTGCTTAGAGAAAGAACGGCTAAACTTCAAGGAGGAGTAGGAGTTATTTATGTTGGAGCACCTTCAGAAGTAGAGATGAAAGAGAAGAGAGATAGAATAGAAGATGCTCTACATGCTACTCGTGCTGCTCTAGAAGAAGGAATCTTACCAGGTGGAGGAACATCTCTAGCTAAAATATCAACCCAGTTATCTAATCTTAAAACAAACAGTGAGGGAGAGAGATTAGGAGTAGAGATCGTACAGAAGGCTATCCTAGAACCTCTAAAACAAATCGTAGCTAATGCGGGTGTATCTCCAGAGGTAGTAGTAAGTAAGGTAATTAAAAACAAATCTTTCTCTTACGGCTATGATGCTAAAAGAGATACTTATGGAGACTTATATGAACTTGGAGTAGTGGATCCTAAGAAAGTTACTAGAATAGCTTTGGAATCAGCTGCAAGTATTGCTTCTATGATCCTAACGACTGAAGCTACAATTACAGAAATCGGAGACATAATAGAGAATATAAACCATTTAATTTAAAAAGCATATGCAAATCATTAACGTAGGGACAGCGCCTATTAACTTATTTATCGCTTCCCGTTATCTTACAATTCAACCAGGTGCAGAATCGATTAACTCATTACTTTCAGACAGGGATATAATGGCAATCGTAGACAACTTTACACCGGATCAAATTAAGTTTAAGGTAACAGCTCCAGCAACAGAGAGAAATCAATTAGCTGACTGTCAAGTAAATCCGAGTTACATCTTTGATCCAGAGGCAGACATTAAAACCGTAGAAGAAACAAGACAAGTATAATTTTAACACACAAACCATATGGAAATTACAGTAAAAAACAATGGCACAGGGATCATCGCATTCCAACACCTAGGCACAATCGTAAGCTTAGGACCTGGAGAGTCTTTTAAATCAAACTTAGACTTCACAGTTCCAGAAAAGCAAGTAATTGAAAGCCAACCAGACCTAGAGTATTCAAATAGTGAAATTGCTCCAGTAAAAGAAGAGGTAAAAACTAAACCAGAATCTAAGAAAGCTGCTAAAGTTGAAGAAGTAGCACCAGCACCGGAAGAAGAGGAAGAAGATTTACCAGAAGAGGAGGAAGTTGAAGAAGAAGTAGAAGAAGAACAAGCTCCAGAGTCAGAATCTAAGAAAGAGGAAGCTAAGTCTGGTAAGAAAGGTAAAAAGTAATTAAAAACAAACTAAGATGTCTAGAGTAGTAAGATTAAGTTTTGACGACCTCCTACCTCCTGATGATAGATACACTTGTAAGCAAAATGATGAGTGGTATATTATTCAGTGTCCAAAGTGTAGAGAGGAGTTAAACTATGAGAAAACAAAACTATACCTCTCTAAGTCTCTGGATTTTGGGTATTGTCATAGATGTAACCGAGTTTTCCTAGATAATACACTTAACATTAACGCGCAAAACCTAAGGGCAGATTCTATATTAAGTTATTTGAAAGCGGTTAGGTGTACTGATTATTTAGATGAATTTAGAAGACTAGGTGATATTGAGAGAGGCTCAGAGAAAATAGATGAGAAGGGATTAGCATACTTTAGACATCGAGGTAATAATAGACTCATTAGGGAATATAGAAACTTTGATTTACGCTTTAGTGATGACGGGATCTATATTCCTTATTATTTTGATGGGGAGATTAAGTACTACATTAAGAGACTTTACAAACCAATAGGAGACATGAAGTATTTTCTACCGCCTATTAAATCTAAACCTTATTATCTTATTGACAGGGGTAGTGATGTTTATGTAATTTGTGAAGGCCCCTTTGATGCTATGTCTATCGCTATGGTCTACCCCGACGTAAATGTACTAGCAATCTCAGGCTCAACAATGACAACTGCTCAAATTAATTCTCTAGATGATAGGCTTCCCGATAAGATTGTGGTTTGGTTAGATAATACAGAACTCTCCACTAACTTAAGGGATAAACTAAAGAGGAAAATTATATACGCAGATTATAGCATAGTGAATTCAAATGGGGACGACCCTGAAGAAATGCTTATACAGAAACTACAATAATTAAAAGAACAAAAAGATGAATTACAGTTTATTAGTAAGATTAACCGAGAAGCTAAGAGAAAACCGAGATATAGACGCTCTTAAAGTTACAGATGACCCTAAAGAAGCTGAGATTACTTCAAGTCCAGTAGAGGTTGTAACTTCAGAGGAACTAGCTGATTTTGACACTCTCTTTAGCTCTGAACCTGAAATGGAACTTGGAGGAGTATGCTTTTATATGAGATTAGCAGTTTACCAAGACAGACCTTATATATTCAACAAAGCCGTAATGGAGGATAAGAAGGATATAAGATACTCAGCTGGTGATTTGTTCCACTTAGAAGGTCCTAGCACAGGTTATGTTGAAAGATTAAAAGAAGATCCGAATACCTTGATTATACCTGACAATGACTAAGAGTGAGTTTTTCGCTAAGGAGTTCGCTGATTGGCTTGAGAGTAAAGGATACGAGATAACTAACGCTCAATTCCCAGCTGTAATGTATGACGACGATTCAGGTAAGATGGTTGGAGCGTATGTCACAGAGAGCATCCATGTTAATAAGGAAGATAAGGAGATTTTAAGGACTAAACTTTCAGATCTAACCTACAACAATATGCAGATTCAGAACTTCTTAGAAAAAGCTAGAACAGAGAACCGAACACCAAAACTAATGGAAGAATGGAGCAAGGAAAAAGGTATACGCTTAGATTAAAGGATCACAAGTTGTATGTTAAGTATAAGGGAAGCTGGGAGTTAGATGGGATTAGAAATAACTTTGAAACCACTTACTCAGAATTTAACACAGCATCTCTATACCAAAAGTCAGCTCCAAAGTATATTCAAAAGGTTTACAAGTTCTATAACACTCACAATAAAACAGAAAAAGAGTTAGAGTTTAATGAAGGATGGGCTTTCTATTTCGCTACTAAACTTAAAGATCAAATAGAGAATATAAATGAATTAGAAAAGCTTAAGAATGAATAGAGAAGAATTAATCAAAAGACTCAGAATTCAAGAAAAGGAGGAAGGGTCTGCGTATTATAAATTAGATAGAGGGTGCTTTGAGAGTTTTAATCTACCTGAGCAGCGATTTATTTGTGTAACTTTTGAACTAGATGAGGGTGATGAATTATACCTTTTAGATGGGGAGAAGAACAGATGTATCAGCGTTTTTGGAGATGAGGAAGTTCTAAAGGCCAAAGACATAATAAATAAAGATAAAAGAGTAAAATATATAAACTATGAAGGATACTAGAGTTGTAATACTGGTTAATATAGATGGACAGGTTTGCTTTAAAGACGGAACTACTTACTATAAATTCATCTACTCCGATTACCACACAAATGGATTACAGATAGATGGGATAATACCTAATATTACAATAGAGTTCACAAGTAAGGAGATAAAGGAAATAAGGGATATAAACTCAAGAAAATATGTAGGAGTTACACCAGTTACTATGGTTATCCTAGATAGAGAAAACACCCTTAAACAGTTTGATACCCTACTTGAACAACACGAAGAGAAATTTAAGAAGATAGAAGATAAAGACTTAAAATGGGATATCATCGAATTTATTGATAAGCACCGAACTTTATTTAATTATCTTGACAACCTTATATATTGAGAACATGCGATTGAAGTTACCTGAATTTGAAAACTTACTAGATAACCAAAACGAATTACTACAAAAACTACTTAGATACAGAATAGGTCTATGTCAGGTTTACACAGGATATGGCAAGAGTGAGATTATGGCTACCCTTGCTGCTTATCTTAATGAAAATAAAATACCTACCTTATTCATCACGTCTTCAAGTAAGGCTTTGGAGGAACTTAAGGATAGAGCCTGTAGTAAATTTAAGTTAGAAGATCCAGGTTACTTTAATCCAAACTTGTATGTGAATTTTATAAACGCTAAGGGATTTTGGAGGAGTGAGCAATCTAGAAATGAGGATAATATAGATTGGCTTAAGAAGGCAAAGGTTATTCTATTTGATGAGGTGGAGCAGAGTCTTAACGATATGATGTGTGCTCACTTAGATTCAACTTTACTGGGAAGAGAGTTTATGTATGGATTCTCAGCTACTTCTAATAAATCTGGAACTGAAAGACTAACGCCTAACTCAGACGAATATTATAATGTAAAGAATGAGAATCTAGTTAAGTATTTCGGTTATGCTACAGTACACTTAACTCCAGATCACAAGACAATGCATATAGAGAGATTCCAGTCTGATTTAGAGATAGTTGTGGATGAGACAGGGAAAACTAGTGGGATAAACCTTAATTATGTAAAAGATAATCTATACGACAACCCTAAATTCATCGACGTGTTCAATCGGTTCATGGTAAAGCATAGACAAGGAACTACTTTTATACCAATTAACCGAACACAAGTCATAGAGAACCTCACACCTAAACTAGACAAATCTTTAAACATACTAATACTTTCTTCCTCAGGTTACACTTATAATGGAGAAAAATTAAGCATGAATGAGGCGAAAGATCTAGTAAGGGAGCATAAGGTGGATATTTTCTTTGGGACACGCTCCGGATACAATTCTATAGATTTCCCAAACATCAAGAGTATATTTTTAATGTTGGAAGAGAAAGCCCCTAACCATATTCTTCAAGCTATAGGGAGGAGTAGAGAGAAGGAGGTTAATATATACTGCATTGAGTTTAAGAAAGACCTACCTATATACTCCAAGAAGCTTAGACACCAAATACAGATGATAAAGGAATACTATAAGCTTTCTAAAGTTAACGAAATAAAAAGATTAATGCCATGAAAGATAACGAATATATAGAACAGATCAGCAACCTTGAATATAAAAAGAGGGCTGTAACTAAACAACTGGCAGAAATAGACGATGAGATTAGAGCAGTTAGATGTAAGAGAGCTTTATTTGATTTAGTTGAAGGTTATAAGAAAAGAGGAGAGACCAAAGAGAGTCATGTAAATATACTTCCTGGTCATCCTGTCTGGTGTGGTATTAATCATCTATTCCCAGAGCTACCTTATGGAGAAGCTGTTTACCTTATAGTAGATGGAGTGAAGATTAAAATTACTCAGAATACCTTAGACTTATATGTAGGAACTGATTTTGAAGAAGATAGAATAACAAACTTGAGAAAATTAGAATATTAGTTTATAGATCAACAATTATGGATACAGAGCAACGATTAGAACTTAATGTGTGTTATGCCTTATTTAACAACTACTTAACACACGAAGCAAGAACCAACATGTCACACTTTATAAGCTACCTGACTAGAAGTGGACTTACAGATAATACATTAGAAGTAACCCTAGCTAAATTAGTTAGAGATACTGACCCAATAAACTTAAATGAGCACCTCCTAATAAATAACCTTCCAGAGATGACACCTAAAGCTATGGAAAAGGTTATTGGTAAGATCATGGAGTTTAAGAAGTTACCCTCATCAGACATAGCTCAATATAGGAACACCTTTAGAAAACTATGTGAGAATGAGATAATCCTAAAGTCTAATGAGATAGCAGATACAACAGAAAGGTTAAATTTTATTAGAAACACGGATTACAAAGATCAATTCTCAGAGACCATACTTATAGACTCTTTTGATGAAGCTGCTGAGAGGGATGAGGATCCACTAAACGGGTCGGGGATTAAAAGTTCAATAGAGATGATTAACGACTGTAGCCCAATAGGTGAATACTTAAATGCTCAACTAGTATGTGTATCAGGTAAACCAGGGTGCTTTGCTGAGTTTGTGGAAGTTAAAACAGATAAGGGAAATATAAGCTTCAGAGAGTTACACAAAAGAATATCTGAGGGTGAAATATTTAAGGTAGATTCTTTTCATGAGGGAGAGTTTATAGTTACAGATGTTAAGGATGTTTTTATTAGCAAGGAAGTAGATGAACTAATTAAACTTACCTTTGAAGATGGCTCTATGATTAAATGCACAAGAGATCACAAATTCCTAACAAAGATGGATGGTTGGATGGCAGCAGAGGACTTAACTATGATGGATTCAATAGAAGATGCTGTAACAAAAACATACATTAGAATCATAGATAAACAATTAGAAAAACTAGACTTCACAGTTCCGGTATATGACTTAGAGGTGGATCATGAGTGTCATAACTTTGCCTTAGCCAACGGAGCTATTGTACATAATTCAGGTAAGTCTTTGTTTGCGATGTCAGAAAGTATAGAGGCATGTAAAGCGGGGAAAAGAGTTATGTATTTGGCAGCTGGAGATTTAGTACCTTCTGATTTCCTTATTCGTATGTCTGCCCAAGTTCTAAAAATACCAGTAAATGAAGTATATAACAACCCTAAAGCAAACATAGATAAGGCAAGAGAAGTGCTTAACCATAACTTTAAATTCTCATGTGTACCCTCTCAGAAAGTGGACGCTACAGAGCTGGTTAATTTCTTTATGGCTAGGGTAGATGACTTCGATATGTTTGTGATTGACTATGACGCTAACATTGCAACGGGAGCTGAGAGTATGTATGATGCTGGGGGAGTTCTATACGATGAATTAACCAGACTTTCTAGAGCAGGGGGAGGTAAGCTTGTGTTTATATTATCTCAACCTAAAATCAACTTCTATGACAATGACTATATACCACTACAAGGTTTAGCAGAGTCTTCTAGGAAACAACAGATTTTGGACATGCAGATCACTATAGGAAAAGCACCCAAATCAGCATATAGTACAGGTTACATAGCAGTAGTGAAGAATAGGAGGGGGAAACTAAATAAAGTACCTTACCAAATATCTTCTTCATTAAACCACATAGAGATTCACCCAACAAGGTACGACTCTATTTCTGCTAACCCTATTGAACCTACAGCATGGCAAAATAGTTACGAATATATCAAGAAAGAATCTATAAGTTATGCTACAGGGGATAAAGAAGGGTTGTCAAATAAAGAGGACGCAGATCAGGCTTTTAAGGAATTAGTAGCTACACCGCCTATAACACCAGGGCAGGAAGTAACTAATGAGACAGCCTTACCATTTTAGGATTTTAATTGTTCGTTCATAATTTTAAAACACCAAATCACCAAAATATTGAAATGAAGAAAGGATTAACAGTGCTTCTAGAGTTTAAAGATGCCACCATACCTTCCGTTAACAGTATTTATATGCCAAGGAAAGGAGGAGGTAAATATATGGCACCAGCAGCTAAGGATTTCAAAGATAGGATTCTAGCTCAGTTAAACTCACAGGATGAAAGCATAATAGAAGGGATGAAAAAGATACCACTATACCATTTACATATAGAGTACGTTCTTAAACAGGGTAGTGGTCGGAGAGACTTAGATAACATGAATAAATTAGTACAAGACGCTCTATTTCAGTACTTAGGAGTTAATGATGCAAGAGTAGTGTCGTTAAACATAGAGAAGTATGCCAGAGAAGGAGGTAGTATGGAGTTTATTCTTATCAAGCTCACCGAAACAAAGATAGACATTAATAAATACGCAGGAGGATAATAACTAGATGGAGACATTAGATAGATTATACATTAACGCTTACTTTAAAAATATAGACTGCATGGATTTTCAAGGGTACTATTACAAACTAAGGCTCAATGAAGATCAGTTGTCAGTTAGTACCGATGATGAATATTTACCAGAGAAAGGAGTACTGACATATAGTGAAAAATTAGATAGTGAGGATGGATTGGCTTCTTACCTTGTCTACCCTAATTCAATATTCGTAAGGCTTAGAGATAATACTGTTTTAGAAGCATATGAAGGGGAGATGTGGGAGGAGATTTATAACTTACCTACACCATATCTTAGAGTTAAACACTTTATATTTGAGAATTGTGAGAGAGTTAATTAAAGAAATATTAGAAAAGGTACCAGAAGATAATAGAGATAGTTTTGAAGTTAAGCTTGTTTTGGAGTATTCAGATTTAGCAGAAGTCCCAGCAAGATTAAATGGAAAAAGTAACTATCGATATGTGGTAACTGGAGATAAACTTAATTTTGTACACAGCTTTATGGGGGAAGATGATAGTGTGCTTATAAGTTTTGATAATGAAGTTTATAGCTTAGAGAAGATGCCAAGTGGTGAAGTAACTCTAGCTGGATCATACCCCATAAAAACAATCTAGAATAATAATTAAATTTACCATAACATGAACACAACTATTATTATTCACGAAGAGGACCTAGCTAAATTAGGGGGAGAGAAATTCAAAGACACAGAAATCAAAGTTGTTAGTGATCTATCCTCTCCTACTGAAATAGCTTACGTCCCAGGTCAAAAGTACCTCGTGATGGAAAAGAAAGCTTACGATTATATAACAAAGGTTCAAAATGTCCACCTAGGTCCAAGAAATGAGCACCTAGGAGATATCGTTAAAATGCCTTACTTAGTTCTTAATAATGGAGCTATTCTAAAATTCGCTTACATTAGGGGAGAGAAGAAATATGAGTTTGTATCTGAAAAGGTTTATAATCATTTAACTGAAAACAACAATCAGAGACTTAAATCAGAAATCCTCAATGCTGTAGCTAAATCAGGAGTAAGTAAGAAGACAGGAAGACCTTGGTATAGAATCGACTATGAAAAGCTTAACCTGAAGTATAACGATGTAGATAAATTCTTGTACAATCATAACTACATCAATACTAATCCACCTAAGCTAAGGCACGCAAAGGTTATAAGAACTAAAGAAGATATCGACAGGAGTTTTAATTACTTTGCGACACTTAAGGATTACATATTTGGATTAGACTACGAAACTTCAGGTATTCCAATAAACGAACCTAATGTGAAGATAATGGGAGTGGGTATAGCAGCTGAAACAGGAGACGCCGCTTACTATGATATGGAGTTTATTGAAGTTACAGATTACTACGATTACTTTTTAGAGAGGTATAAGGAATTTTTAGACTCAGCAGAAGATAGGATTTACACATATAACGTAGGGTTTGAATGTAGAGCTACTTACACTCTCTTTAAAAAATACTATAACTTCCATGACTCAGCTGTACTTAATATTCTAGATGGAAACAACCTTAAACGATACTCCCTAAAATATACAGCAATGAAAGCCTTGGGAGTAGCTTCTTGGGATGATGACTTTGATTACTTATTAGAGAAACTCCCAGAGATATTTGAAGGTAATGAAGAAACTAAAAACGAAATATACACTAGGTACGGAGAGAAGGAGGAATTTGAGAGGTTAATGAAAAAGAGTAATAATAATCCATTCGCCTCTATCCCTTCTTCAATCTTAGGTAAATACTGTATGCTTGACTCCTTTTACACAGTAATGCTAAAGAAGAAGGCAAACTTAAGCTACTCAGATACAGCTTGGAATACTTTCTGTGACAACCTTAGACTTGGAGCTTTACTTGATTTTGACGGCTACCTTAAGGATACAGAAGTGTGGGAGGATTATGTGGATAGACTTGAATCGATATCTGCTATAATGAATCTTAACTTAGCCTCGTTTTACTTAAAGAAGATGAGCGGTAGTGAGGAAGGAGATGATGGTGATTTGCCTATAACAATCTACTCTCTAATCAACCGGAGAATAAACCCACATTCAAGTAAGGAGATTTTAAAGTCGTGTCAAGATGAGAGTTGGGAGTCCGGGTATAATGAAGACATGCTTTGTAATTATGGAGAAGACTTATACTTACTAATTAAAGAACAACTAGAGCTTCACAAAATTAGTAGAATAGAAGACAGTACATTTAGAAAGAGAAAGTTATTTGATGATATTGACAGGAAGCTTAAACTCACCTACTATCTACCTAATTCAATAGACTACTACTTAAACTTGGGAGTGGCGAGGAATCTAGAGAATTTACTTATGAATTGCAGCCTAAAAGAGTATAACCAGAAGAAAAGATTAGGGAGAGATAAAGAGTGGACAAATGAGGAGATTGTAGATTTTTGTTCAGATATAGTAAATGTAGCTTCACCAATAGAGAGTATGAAATTCTTAGCTACACTTTATTATGAGTATGAGAAGTATATAATAGACAAGCTTCCAGAGTGTGACCTTTCTATATTTAATACTCCAGACTTACAGATAGTTTCAGAAGACTTGGAGAAAGCAGGGTTTACAAAGGAGAGTGACTGGACTAGAATCTACCATATAATCATGACAAGAGGTAAGGTGAAAGAAAAAGAACACCCAGATCTACACAAGAGAATGGAGTTTATCATTGAACCTGTACTCTACCAACTAAAAGAGAGAAAAGAGAGTAAATTAGCGGCATTCCTTCAAGGTGGGGCTTATAATGAACTATCTAAGGAAGAGCAAGCTAATTTTATAGAATTCTTTGATGATATTGATGTAAACAGTAATAAATTAGGTGGAACAGTAGTTAAGAGAAATGAAAACCTAGTTAATTTAATAAATGGAGTTGGAGATATG